TGGACCCACGGACGGCGTGCTACCTGCTCCTCCAGGAAGTCCGACGGCGCACTGAACGCGACAAGCTGGCGCAGCTGTATCCCGACACCGGGCCCCTGCGGCGCGAGCTCTACGTCAAGCACATCAAGATGCTGGCCGCCGGCGCCGTTCACTCCGAACGCTGCGCCCTGGGCGGCAACCGGATCGGCAAAACCCTGTCCATCGGCGGCTACGAGGCCGCCATCCATCTCACCGGGCTCTACCCGTCCTGGTGGGAGGGCAAGCGATACTCCAAACCTATCCTGGTCTGGGCTGCCGGCACCAAGACCGCCAAGGTCCGCGACGTCAACCAGAAATTCCTCCTGGGCGCGCTGCACCAGCGCAAGGGCTTCACCCAGGCAGACGGCGGACTGATCCCGGCCGCGCGCATCGGCCGGCTGACCAGGCGCTCCGGCGTCGCTGATGCAGTCGACCAGGTCGTCGTCAATCACGTCTCCGGCTTCGAGAACGTCTGCACGTTCAAGAGCTACGAGGAGGGCCGCACGTCGTTCGAGGCCGAGGGCGTCGACTTCATCTGGTTGGACGAGGAGCCGCCCAAGCCGATCTACGACGAGTGCAAGATGCGGATATTGACGACCCGCGGGTGTATCCTCTCGACGTTCACGCCAGTCGAGGGCATGTCGGAGACGGTGATGTCGCTGCTCGAAGGATCTGATTTTCTATGACCAGGAGACGATGGCACCGCCGCAAGTGCTTCGATTGCCGCGAGCTCCTGATACGTGCGGAGGTAATGTTCAATGACGGGTTCTGCGACCGATGTCTCACCGAAAGGGTCAAGCGATCTCAACATCCTGGAGCGACTCGAACTAATATCACTGGAGCAGCCAGAGCAGAACGAGTACGCGATAACGACGGAAGCGGAGGCCCAGGAGATACTTACCGCGATGGCAGCCTCCCTACATTCGATGAGTCAAAGCATGGCTAACGGGCCGGACAAGCGCGTCCTCCTGGACTACGCCGCGACCTATCGGCTGTCGGTCGTTCGCATGGATTCCCTGGGTCTGCTCCGCTCGATCACGTTTGACCCCGACCAGGACGACCTGGTCATTTGGGGCCTTCGCCTGGTCGTGCCGGCAATCGTTCTCAACTGATGTCCAAGTACATCGACATGATCGGCCATGACGATGTCCCGCACCTGAATCCGCCGATCATCTCCAAGGAGGAGCGCGAGGAGCTATTCAAAGACATGCTGCCGCACGAGCGGATCGCCAGGCAAACAGGCCGGCCGTCCCTGGGTGCCGGCGCAATCTATCCGGTCCCGGAAGAACAGCTGCTATGTGATCCCTTTCGCGTGCCAGATCATTGGGAGTTTGGCTACGCGCTCGATCCAGGCTGGAACTACACGGCCGCGCTCCTGGGAGCTCGCAACCCCGACACCGATCAGTATTACCTGGTGGCGGAGTTCTACGGCCAGCAGGACAAACCCATCGAGCACAGCCGCGGCATCAAGGCGATGCTGCCCTGGCCGAAGCTGGTCGGCTGCATCGACCCTGCCGGCGACAACGTCTCGAACATGCGCGACGGCACCAAGCTCAAGGACGAATACGAGGACCTGGGCCTGGTGCTCACGAAAGCGAACAACGCGGTCCATGCCGGCTTGCGCCGTGTCCTGGTGCTGATGCAGGGCGGCCAGCTAAAGATATTTCGCACCCTGGTCTACACGCTCAAGGAGCTCCGCTTGTACCGACGCGACGTGAAGGGCAAGATCGTCAAGCAAAATGACCATCTGATGGACGACATGCGCTATCTGTTGAACACCGACGATGCGTTCCAAACCAGGCCGATCAAGACCAACAAACATACGAGCCGCGGCGAGTGGTAAGGAGAAACTGATGGGCGTCAAATCACCAGCAACATTACCGAACCAGGTCCCGGACGACATCCTGGTCACAACGTCGGACAACCGGATCGGCGGTAGCGCCGGCGAGAACGACGACGAGTTCCTGCGCATCCGTGAGCGCTTCATGGTGCATCAAACGTACTGGTCGGAGATTCACAACGAGGCCCTGGAGGACGACCGCTTCGTGGCCGGCTGGCAATGGCCCGACGAGGTCCGCCGCGAACGCGAGGAGGATCGCCGGCCCGTGTTGACGTACAACCTGTTGCCGTCGTTCACCAGGCAGATCACAAACAAGATTCGCCAGGAGCGGCCCCAGGTCAAGGTGACGCCGGTCGAATCGAACCGCGGCCCCGATCCCCGCATCAAGAATACCGCCGGCACCAGGGACTACAGCCTGGCCGATGTCTACTCCGGCATCATCCGCAACATCGAATCGCAATCCCGTGCCGACCAGGCATACGACACCGCCGTCCAGCACGCGGTCGACCATGGCTTTGGCTATTTCATGCTAATGAACATCTGGTCGAAGCTGGACCCGTTCGTCCAGGACTTGCAGATCAGTCGCATCAAAAACAGCTACACGGTCTACCTGGACCCGGACGCCCAGGAGGTCGACTTCCGAGACGCCCAGGACTGCTTCATCTTCTCCAACATGCGGCGATCCACGTTCGAGCACAAATGGCCCGACGTGAGCCCGGACGAGTTTGCCGGCGCCATGATGGGCTCGACATTCGAGGGCTGGTACGACGGCGATTCCGTGCGTGTCGCTCAGTACATGCGGATCGAGTACCGGGACGACGAGGTCCTGATGCTCTCCAACGGCAAGACCGTTTGGCTGTCCAAGGTGGAGCCGATCCTCGACGAGCTCAAGGAGAAAACCGGCGTGCATATCCAGGTCGACGCTGCCGGCGACGAGATGCGCAAGAAGGTCAAACGGCCGGTATGCAGCTGGCGCAAAATGACCGCCAGCGAGAACCTGGAGGGCCCAATCGACTTGCCGTTCTCCGCGATCCCCGTGTTCCCCGTGCTTGGCGAGGAGCGCCTGGTCGACGGCCGGACCATCTACGAGTCTGCGATCCGCCAGGCAAAGGACGCACAAAAATCCTACAACTACTGGCGCACCGCCGCGGCCGAGACCGTGGCCCTGGCACCCAGGGCGCCGTACATGGCGACCGAGCGGCAGATCGCCGGCCACGAGGAGCTCTACGAGAACGCCAACACCAGGAACATCCCCTACATGCTCTACAACCACGTCGACGGCGTGGCACCGCCGCAGCGGCAATTCCCGAGCAACCCGGCAGCGGCCGAGCTCCAGAACGCGATCCAGGACGGCGTGGACATGCAGACCATCATCGGACTGCACGACGCCAGCCTGGGCCGTGAATCGAACGAGAAGTCCGGCAAGGCGATCATTGCCAGGCAGAACGCCGGCGCAACCTCGACGTTCCAATTCCCGGACAACCTGGGCCGCGCCATGGAGCAAATGGGCCGGCTGATCGTCGAGGCGATCCCGCAGCTGTACGACACGCAACGAGTAATCCGCATCCGCCAGGTCGACGACACCGAGGACTTTGTGGAGATCAACCAGACCGCCATCGACGAGGAGACCGGCGATTCGTTCCTGATCTCCGACATCGCCTACGGCAAATACGACGTGGTCCTGGAGACTGGCCCGAGCTACGCAACCCAGCGCCAGGAGGCGGCCGATCTACAGCTGGAGCTACTCAAGGTCCTGGGCCCGGAGATGGCATCGAACATCGTCCACCTGATCGTCAAGAACCTGGGCGTGCCAGGCAGCGAGGAAGTATCCGCGATCCTGCGCAAGATGCTCCCCGACGAGCTCAAGTCCGAGGAGGAGAAGATGGCCGACCTACCCGTGGGCGTCAGCAAGGACCCGGAGACCGAGCAGCTGATGAAGGACGGCGAGCCCTGGGAGCCGGAGCCGACCCCGGAAATGATCCTGATGCAGAAGCAGCAGGAGATCGACGAGCTCGAACACCAGGCGGAGCTCGCAGCGTCCGAGGCCAAGATGGCCGGCGCCGATGCAGACAAGAAGCAAGCCGAGGCGAAGATGGCCCAGGCCGAGGCCGACCTGGCAAAAGCCAGGTGCGACATGGAGGAGCTCCAGTCACCAGTCGAGGGCGCCGATTCAGGCGACATGATGGTCGAGATCGAGCAGATCATTACCAGGACGATGGAGGAGCACGAGCTCAACGAGAACGCGCACAAGGACGCCACCCAGGAGATGATCACGACGGCCGTGGTCGACGCCCTGAAACGAGTCAAAGGCTTTGTCGAACGCCAGGTCAAGAGCAACGGCGCCGACGCCGCACCAGGAACACCAGGTATCACAGAGGAGGGCCCTGCCAGCAGCGACATGACCAAGTCTCAAGGCGGGGCCGCTCCTGCATCCGTGATCCTCAATGTCGAGCCCAAGCCTGACCGGATCGACTTCAAGTACGACAACGACGGGCAGATCGTCCAGGCCGTGCCGGTCTACAACGACCAGCGATCGGACGAGCAGGGCGACCGCGAGGACGAGTAAATGCCGCACGGGATTCCACCTGGCGTCGACCTGGGCGAGCTCGGCATCGAGGACTGGTTCTTCTATGGCTGGCCCCTGGGCGGCGAGTTCCTGGTCCAAGAGAGGGCCCAGGGCAACCCGCGGCCGAATCTCCAGGCCTACCTGGCCAGATGGCGCTTTGAGTTTGGGCCGCAGAACATGAGCCAGGCGGATGCCCAGGCCGTGTACGATCTCCAGTTCGCCGCCCTGGAGGAGCTCGACGTGATGCAATCCGACTATGACGACTACGCCGACGTGGCCGAGACCGACGCGCTCCTGGTCGTGGCCACGCTGCCCGATGGCGACTTCTCCGACTTGCCGGTCCCGACCTGATGGCCGATCCACCCGTACCAATTTTCCAATCGTTCCTGGTCGACCGGGAGGAGTTCAACACCTGGTCGCACGCTTTTGGCGGACCCAACACGCCCTGGAATAGCGGCATCCGACTGATCGCCGGCAACTTCTTCGCCGGTCTCCAGGGCAGCGTATCGGTGATTATGCCGACGCCGACCATCGAGCCGGGCTCGACGATCATCTCGGCCGACCTGGTCCTGACCACGGAGGAGGCCGGCAACGGCGGATTTACGACGGTCACTATCAACACTTGCACCAGGGGCGAGGAACCCTTTTGGAGCGATGCGCCGATGGAGACCATGTTCGGCTTCGAGGGCTGGCGTCGTGGCGTCTGGTCGGCCGGCGAGTGCGATCTGCGCAATTCGACCAACCAACTCCTGACGCAATCACCGGACCCGGTCGTGCTTCCGAATCGCATCCTGGCGCTGCGCTTCGAGGACTCGGCCACGCCCGAGCCATTCCCGGACAAGGCGATGCGCGCACGCATGGCCAATCGCGTCGTGGGCTATCCGACGCCAGGTGGCGGAGATACCCTGACCGCGGGATTCGTCGTGCTGTCGAAAACCGGAGCGCCGGCAACCACGGGCGTATTCGTCGACATCTACGACTCGAACCCGGCCACGGGCGGCAACGCGAT